GGTCAACCGATCGGGTCATTGCGTTCGCCGATCTTCTTGGCGATGACGGACTGCGCTTCAGCGACCGGGACAGCAATGTGATTGCCGGCCGTCACCTTGGCGGCTTCCTCGTCCGTCAGCGGGCGATATTCGCCATCTTCGCCCTGGATCTGCGCATCCGGCGAGATCGGCCGGTAATTCTTCACCAGCTTGACCGGGAAGAGCTTTTCCTTGGGCTTCTCGGCATGCTTGATATTGTCCAGCTCGGCGTTCTTTTCGAACTTCGGCTGTTCGTCGTCGACCGGCTGGAAGCGTGCTTCGCCGCGTGGTTCAGCAAACCGTGTTTCGGTTGCCGGCGGGTTGGCGTTTTGGGCCTCCAGACCCTTCTTGTTGATTTCTTCGCGAATGCGCGCATCCGACCAGCGGCCGTCCACGGAAATACCCATATCGCGGGCCTGCTTCTCGAGATCTGCTCTGTTCATTTGGGTGGTCTCTTTCTGCTTTTGAGGAGCTTTGCCCTAAGCTCGGGTTCATTCCACATGCGCGTTCTTCCGGCATCCAGATTGGCTTTCATCTGGGCCGTGTATTCTGGTGTCTTCCGCCTGTTTTTCGCTTGGTCTACTGCGTCTGCCCAACGGCAGTTGGATGGCTCGTAGTTGCCGTCAGTCTCTATCCTGTCGAGGGTTAGACCTTCGCCACGAGGCCCCATGTCAGCCAAGAAATTCGTAAATCCGTCACGGCCAATCCAGCGCTCGCATACAGATATTCCGCGGCCGCCATACAAATGATAATTCGGCGCATTTGGATTCCTGCATCGCTCCAGCATCGCTTTCCATGAGCGGTATTCTGGAGTGGTGAAATGCTTTTTCGTCCCGAACGTTCTAGCGTGCCCATGCTTGGCGGCTTTCTCGTTCATTGCCGTTCTGGTTTCGGAAAGCAAGCATCCGCAAGATGTAGTTCTGCCAATGCGAAGGTCGCTGCCTGTTCTGGTTACTTCAGCACCGCATTCGCACCTGCAGTGCCACGTAACCCTTCCTCGTATTCGTTCGGCCGCCTCGCGTAGGATCGTAAGCCTTCCAAACCGCTCGCCGCTTCTATCGACAAGCGACCGGCTGCCTACTTCTCTGGCCTTCTCGCGCTGCAAGCAGCCGCATGATCTAGTCCCGGTTTCCTTCAGGTTGCCACCCGCGACTACAACCTCGTTGCCGCAGTCACACCGGCAAAGCCAATATCTGCCTCTGCCTTTCTTGCTGGGCGCCTCAGCAACTACCGTAAGGCGCCCGACTTTTTCATGCTTTCTGTCTCGGATTTTTGGCATCACCATCTCCATTGATTTGGATGATGGATTTTATCAAAAAGCCAAGATTTTATAAGCTTTATTTTAGTTATACACCAGTACTATACGGCGGCGCTAAAGGGGCTCGCTTCCGTGCCTGTTGCAGCACCGAAGATGCTGACAGCCCAGACGTTAGCCGAAACATCCTTCAGGATGATGCGATCGCCCTTGATGCCGCCCTTGGTAGAGCCATCCATGGTGATCGTGTCGTCGGAGGCGCCGGTTTCCCACGCGTTGGACGTGGAGCCGCCGTCTGCCGCCTGCCAGGCCACGCCAGACATGATGTCGGACGAGTTGGCGACCTGGACGATGAGGGAGTTGCTGGTGATGGTCGTGCCAACGAAGATTTCGAAGATCGAACCATCACCGGACGAAGCAGGCAGCGTGAGAGTGCTGCCTGCGGCGCGGTTGACAGTGATGACGGTGCCGCTGTGCGCTTCCTTGGTAAGGGTAAGCGTCGCGGACGTCACGTTGATAGGCTGCATGCGATCCATGGACGTTTCTCCTTAGCTCGATGCGGTCATGCCGAAGATGTCGGCGATAACGGCATGGGCTGCTTCGTTGTTGACGATCAGCGTGTATTCGACGAGCAGAACCTTCTTCTCCTGGTCGCCGGTCTTGGCCGGGTCTTCGCGATGGATGTCGCGGAGGGTGCCGAGCTTTGCCATGGACGGATCGATGAGGAAGGCGTTGCGGGCGATTGTTGCGCCGGCGCGGGCCATCTGGCGGTTTGGAACAACGGTCAGAGTGCCGAAGTCCGACAGATAGGCATCAGCAGCCGCGACGATCGTGGTCTGCGAGGTCCCCTTTGCCGCGAAGCGCTGCTGCGCAACGTTGGTATCGCTCATGAAGGTGGAGAACACCGTCTTGGCGTAGGGAGACAACATCAGGGTCGTCGGGTTGCCGCCGGCCACATATGCCGAGGAGATCGCCGAATCCAGCAGAGCCTTGGTCAACGCGCGCTGCGTGCCGTTGGTTGCTGCATCGACGAGACCGGTCGACGTGTTGAAGCCGCCGGATGCACCACCAGCGCCGAGAAGGTCATTGGTGGAGAGCCATGCGCGAAGGCCCCCGAGCTTGCGGTTGGAAGCCGCATTGCCGGCGCCAGCGGACGAAGCCTGGTTGGAAATCAGGATGACTTCCATGTCGGTCTTCAGTTCCTGGCCCTTCTTGGCGATTTCGCGGGCCATTTCCGACTTGCGGCCGGCCTTGGACACGACGTCCTGGGTACCGGAGATCGAGATGCGCTTGTCGGAGATCTGGCAGTAGTTGCCAACGCGGGTTGTCGGCGTGACGGCCTGGAAAATCCAGTCGTTGCCTTCCGGTTGGTTGTTGTTGGCGTCCGGGGTGGCGAGAGTATCGGTCTGCCATTCCGGGTGAACGCCTTCCACCGACTTCTTGCCGATCATCGAGAGGAACGGCGTTTCGTCGGGGGTGATGAGATAGATCTGATCGGCGAGCGTTTCGCGGTTGCCGACCGCATCATAGGTTTCGAAGGTGTTTGATGGCTGTGCCATGGGCTTTGTTCCTTAGAGAAGGGCTTCGATTGCTCGGGCGGCAGCGTCGATGCTGCCGGACTTGCGAAGGCTCTCGAAACGGCCTTGGCGGTCTCTCTCCTGGACTGTCTGCGGGGCCATGCGCTGCTGCTGAACCAGCTTCGGCTTTGCCACCACCTGCTTTTGAACAGTTGCGGCTTTGGCTTTCAGTTTCTGGTAGGCGATAGCGTCGTGAAGGATCTGCATGTATCGCGCGTCTGCGATCTGGCCCAACTCTTCCGGAGTGATGCCGTAGACCTTGCCGCCGATTTCATGGGCTTCCTTCTTGAAGGCTTCCCGCTTCCCGTCATCCTTGAGATGCGGGAGCTTCTGAACGAGCAATTGCTTCTGCGCGGCTATATACTCGGCCTGCTCGGCTTCTCGCTGTTCAGTCGTTTTCTGTTCTTCCTGCTGCTTTTGCTGCCATAGGGAGTTCAGCATCTTCATGCGCTCTTGGTACTGCGCCATTTCCTCGATGTACCCGACCGGGTCATTCGGATCGTATGACGGTTCCTTTGGAACGATCAGATGGTAGTTTTCCAGGATGAGGTCGCGCTTTTGGCGGATTTCGTTTTCCGCTTCGCTCACCTTCCGCTGATGTTCCTCGTGCAGAGCGATGCGCTCGGCCTTCAGTTCCTCAGTTTTCTTGGTGAAAACACGCTGGAACATGTGGTTCGTCTTGAGGTCGGCGATGCTTATCGTCGTGCCATCGTCCAGTGTCACCGTGGCGGTGTCTGGGATGGCCGCCGGGGCAGCGGGCTCCGAGGTCTCAGTCTCACCTTCATTTCCATCGTCAAGCGCCTGCAGAAGCGCGTCGTCTTCATCGCCCTCTGGCGTTTCCGTGACGATATCTGCCGGTTTTGCCTTTGCATCTTCGACGCTATCCGTGTCCGGGACGTCTCCAAGAAGATTCTCAATGGCACTTACACCCTCGTCGAAAGACATAGGGGATGCTTCTACGGACCCGCTAGGGGCTGTCGTATCGGGCATTTGTAATAATCCTTGGTTGGGTTTAGACGGCCTTGAAGGCGCGCCGCTCCTGCGATGATTGGATCATCGCCTGCATCTCAGCCGGGAAGACGTCGCAAACCTTGGCAAACGCCTGCAGCGTGAGAATGAGTGTCTTGTCGTCGGCGTTGGTCGTGATGAGCTGCTCGACCGCGCTTTTGCGGATGCGGAACAGAACCTCGAGGAACACCGGATCTTTGGCGAGGCGTTCGGCCTCTTTAGCCAAGAATTCCTTGTCCACGTTAAGCAACCTTCAGCTTGTCACGGCTAGAGGGAGCCTTTTCGACGTGTGACCAATTGCAGAATACTGCCACCACCTCGTCTTCCCCGTCCATGAAAACGAGATAGGACGGGTTGAAATCAATTTTGTCTGCGAAGACAACATGGGATAAACCATTGCCGTCCATTACGCGCCATTCATTCATCCTGGATCTCCACCTGTTCGGACATCAGACGAAACCTGCGTCCCGCCGTTTTCCTGGCCCATCGCCGCAAGTTCGCGTTTCAGTTCAAGTTCTGCGCTTAACTGCTCACGCTTCAACTGGATTTCCGCATTGATCTGCTGGACGCGGAGTTCATAATCCATCTGCATCTTCTGCGCCTGCAATTGGGCGTCCTGCTGCATTTTCTCGCGCTGGAGCTGGATATTCGCTTCATTCTGCATCGCCGTCATCTGAAGCGTGGACTGCTGATCCTGCTGCTTCAACTGCAATTCGGCTTGCGACTTCTGCATGTCTGCCTGAAGCTTGGCCTGCTGAACCTGGACCTCGGGCGGCGGCTGGCTGGAGGCTTCGGCGGCCATCTGCTTGATCTGCTCAAGATCCGCATCATCGATATCGGGATAGAACGAATCTGCGTTCTTGATGCCGGCCGCCTCGACGATCTTGACCAGCGTCTTCCTGATCTTCGGCATCATCTCGATTGCCTTGTCGGCAAGCCCAGAAGCTTGGAAGCGATCGGTGATGGCAATCTGGCTCGTCAGAATGTTGTTCAGCATCGCCATGTCACGATCACGCGAACCAGTGCCAAGGCCGACGTTGATCTGCGCGTCCATGGTGGCGTTCCACTGGCGCGGGTCCATCTCCACCCATTCGTCACGCAGGCGGATCATCCGCGGACGGTCCTGATGCTTGACGATCAGACGGAGAACCTTGGCAAACACCTTCTTCCAGCCAAGCTCTGCTTGGTTGCGGGCAATAAGCTCGACCTGCGAATAGGCGCTGTCATGTTGGTTCTGGTTGGCTGTCGCTGTCTGGTTCTGCAGCGTCTCAGGGTCGAGGGCCATCGTTGCGCGGGAAACGCCCGTGCGCATCTCGATGACCTGGTCCATGAAGCCGAGGGTGGCCAGACCGTCCTGCAGGATTGACGGCGTGACCGTGTAATTGATCGGCTGAGAACCCGGCTTGCGAAGGATGACGCCGCCGACTGTCGGGTTGACCAGCTCATCCATGTTGATGACGCTGCCGGCCTCTATGTCCTTCTGCGGGTTGTTGACCTGGTAGGCGTTGTTGAGAAGCTGGCGCCCTACTGACGTCTTGATCTGCTGGATGTCCATGACATCGCCAGCCAGAGAACGCGACGTGAAGCGATGCGGCACAGGCTCGCAAGGAATCTGCGTAAAGGGGAGATCGTCGTCCCACACTTCCCAATCAAGAAGTTCGCCAGCACCAGAAGCGCCAGCATAATAAGCCAGTACCGTCTCTGCGATGCCGTCGCCATTCACGTCCGCCTTGATGTAGCACTCGTAGAGTTCGATGCGGTCCATCGACGGATCGCCGTTGGCATTGCCGAACTGGTACGGATCGCGGGCATTTGCTTCAGGCGACAGGCGCGAGGATGAAAAGTTATACCGCGGCAGACCTTCGACTATATCCTTATCAAAGCCCATCTCCATCAGTTTGGAGCGGGTGACATGCGGATCACGATGGCAGACGAAGCGAGCCGTCTCGATGGTGATGGACTCGCGATCCTTCAGAAAGTTCTCCGGCTCGACAGTCTCCATGACAAGCTTGCCCTTGGATGTGACATGCTTGATCTTCACATCGTACAGCGGGATCGAAATCGGCTCTCCAGTCTGCGGATCGATGTCCGTATATGGTTCGCCTTCCTTCTGCGAGATGATCTCGACATCGGGATCCTCGAGAAGCAGCGCCAGGCTCTTGTCATCTAGCCCGCTGTGAACCGAGTATTCGCATTCCTCGCTGTCATCCCAATAAGTCTTGACGATGCCATCAGCCTGGAGAAGGCTGTCATGCGTGGCATCCCACATGATGCGGTAGCCGTCATTGTCCTTCCAGAAGACGTAGTTGGCATAGTCCGATGCCTGGTCTGTGAATTCCTCATCACCTGGTTTTGTCGGCTCGTAGTCGACGATACGATCAGATGCCGTGAACACGCGAATGATGCCGGGGAGAACCCAGCCGATCACGTCGGCAACATCCCGGCTCTTGAACTGGCTCCAGCCGACCTGATGCGGGGTATCCGGCATTTCGCCGTTGTAGTAGTTGATCGCACGGACACGTTCCTGCACGACTTCGGTAGAGACGAACACCTCTGCATCATTGATTTCGGCGGCGATGAGGGCCTTGAGATCAACCTCATCGATCTTCTTCGCGTTACGTGCCGCCATTCAGACTATTCCCTTCGATCTGCTGACAGGCATCTTGAATTCAACCGGCTCTTCGTAGACGACGCACATCAACCCGAATGAATCAGCGCCATGCGAGGCCCAGTCGTGTTCTGGACCAAGGCCAATGCCGCGCTCTTCGTCTCGTTTTTCGTGATACCAGCCCAAAGCTGCCCGCCCTGCCTCGGTCGTGGCTTCGTTGAACCATATGCCCGGGAAAAGACGCCTGGCCTCTTCGATGCGGGCTGCTGCAGCGCCCTTCCCCTGATTGGGAACGACAGTCACCGAATAGCCGGCGTCTCGCAGCGCGCTCTCGTAGGAGACGTCATAGACCTTGTCTTGTGTCGAGCCATCGTGAGGCAACCAGATTTGCGCTCGGTCAGGTGTGTAACCTTGGCTGCGCATCCAGTTGACGTGATACGAAAGAGGCTGGCCCGATGCCTCATGGTAGTTGACGACGCGGATCTCTTTGCCGATGAACTGAGCGGCCCAGATCGTGACCGAGTCCGCTTTTGCCCCAGTGCCGCCGATATCGAAGAACAGGCGGATGGTCATAAGCGGGTCAGCGGCCACGCGACCGATGCGACCTTCGTTCTTCGCCTCGGCCAGATGCTTGGCGAAATAGGCGCCTGCCGCTACCGAGAGATACCCACCTTCCCAGATGTGGTCGTATTGGTCAGGCTGCATTCGAAGGCAGTCGAGGCGCTCTTGCTCAAGCTCCGCGGTGAACCATGGATTGTCACGCCAGTTGGCTTCGACGACGATTGCGCCTGTTGGCTTTTCTGGGCCTCTCAGCATCACGTCAATCGGGTCGTTCTTCAGTCTGGCGTTCCAGCTGAACCAAAGCTCCGAGCCTGAAACACGAAGTGTAGGCCTCAGAAGGTTAAGCGATCGAAGAGATGCCGTCTGCGCTTCTTCCCACCATGCGCGCTTGAAACCCTCGAGCGACTTGATCGACTCCGCTGTGTGATCCTGCATGCCCTGGAAGATGATTGCGCCATCGCCAGGCGTCTCGATCGTGTCGCGAAAGACCTTGAAGCCGTCCGCCTCGCCAAGGCCGAAGTCTGCAAGCTTTGCCTCGAGCAACCGCTTGGATGAATCCGCCAGGGTCTTCTGAACCTCGCGGATGCAGACCGAAAGCATCCCGCGCTCGGCCAAATGCTCCTCGATCATCAGGCCTCCGAAGAAATGCGATTTCCCTGAGCCTCTGCCGCCGTGGGCGCCTTTGTACCGAGATGGAGTAAGGAGAGGTTCGAAAACCTCAGCTGTCGGAATTTGAAGATTGCGCACGAACGATTTGACGCGTGATCGTGTGGACGAAATTTATCGGGTTTTCTTCGTCGCCGGCGATACCCTGCGGAACCTTGCCGTCAACGCGGTCGGCCAATTCCTTGATGGCCTGCATGTCGCCACCTTCCGCCGCTTCAATGAGCGCTGAGGCTATCTTGCGCAGGCCGCGCTGGTCGTTGTCCTGAAGCTTGGCAAGCTCCATTCTCAGCGCATCTCGGAAGGGCTTTTCCTGCTTTCTGCCGCTGTTTGCGTTTCCAGCCATTTTAAAATTACCAATCGGTTGGAATGAAAGTTCTTTCGAACCTACCAAAGAGCCATGATGTTGGTTGCCGTCGTCCCGGTCGACAGAACGCGAGTAACACGGATTGGCAGAAGTGCGCCGGCCGTTACACCAGTGAAGGTGACAGACTGACCGCCAGCCATGGTGACAGCGATGTTGCCAGCGCCGCCGACGAAAAGAGCCCTGGTGGTGTAAGTCAGATCCGTGCTGTCGTTCGGGGTGACCGCAGCCGCATTCGAGCCAGGGTCAACGACGTTGTTCGATCGGTTTGAGAGATCAACTGCAGCCATGACTTACCTGCCTTTTGCTTTAGAGGCTCACGCCGATGAGGGGCAGAGCGCGCATGAGAATGATGAGGACGGCGACGAGGATGATCAGAACCTTGGCGATCTGCTTGAACCGTCCGTCCATCGGAATGAGGTCGATCAGCATGTTGATCAGAAAGACGACAATGCCGACGACGATGATCAGGATGATGAGTGCGATGAGACTTTCAACCATGGCTTTACTTCCTGTAGTTACGGAATATAATTGCCGTAGTTACGCCAACTGAGGGGATGTAATGGCGATCAGATTCGCGAGCGATACGCAGACGGCGCCGTCGCAGAAGGAACAACTCCGCGCGGCCAACAAGGCCATGTCTGCGGTGGTTAAACATACCGCCGAAGGCACTATGAAGGCCCCGAAGCAGAAGAGCGGCCGCAAGCCAGACCCTAACGCCAAGAAGCTGCTGACGCTTCGCCTTGATCCTCAGGTGATTGAGTATTTCAGATCTACCGGCGAAGGCTGGCAGACCAGGATGAATGAAGCGCTTCGGAAGGCTGCCGGCCTATAGCGCCAGCCAGCAATCCGAGCATGGGGGCTGATACGCCACACACCCCGACAGCCACAGGCCCAGAATGATCGCGGCTATAACGATGGTGAGCCATATGATTCCGCGGGTTTTCATGTCAGCAGGTGCCGAACGGACGGCATGAGATGAACGTCTCCGCTTCTCGTGGTCGGGACATAGCCGCCCGCTTGTTCCGGGTTCCATGTGAAATGGTCATTGAGAGCAGGAAGGATGACCCCGCCTGGGATCAGCCCCTGGGGCGCCACATATTTGCGCGTCACCTTCCCGATCTTGCAATGACGGATGACGGCGTTAAGCCGGTTCTCGAACTGGCGAGCGCGATAGTCTTCGTCGATGACGACTGTGTGGCTCATCTCGCTCTCCATATGATGCCGCGGGCGTAGCGTTGCCAGAAGGTCATGCTGCTGCCGAAATCGCTTCAAGGCGGGCTATCTTGCGAACACGCCGGTTGAACTTAGCCTTGATCTGCTTGCAGACGCCGGCTCTCTTCAGGCAGATGTGGAC